CCCATTTAGTAATTTTACGTTGAAGAATTTCTTCAAATTTTTCCTTAACACCATCAAAGAAAAATTGCTTTCTAGTTCTTAATCCTAGATAACCAGGATCATCATTATAATATTGTAATAATGCATGTTCTCTAACTGCCATAGGATCTTCATAAAAATCATCTACTACGTGGACTCTTTTATTTGCATTAGGGTTTACTCTAAATCTATCAGAATTAATATAACCATATTCTGTATTTGGGGATGAATCTATTTCTCTCATAATTAATTTGTTGTTTCTTTTCTAGTCATATAGTACTCACTATACATATCGTTTGAAGTAAAAGATATTTGTATTACTCCTTTTTTACTTAACTTTATTTTACCACTTTCCATATCTTTATTTGCACTTAATATTTTTGAAAATATATTTACATTAAAAGGCAATTCAAAATCAAATGGTTTTACAAACGTAGCAGATAATTGATAACTAATCTTATCTGAAAATTTATTATCAGCTCCATACATTAATTCACAATTATAATTTCCGTCTAAATCTGTATTGGTTTTTAAAAATACAGTATCATTATCTGGGAGGGCTGATTTAGCTTTTAACAATCTAGAGACATCTTCATTAGTTATGTCAGCTACCATATCATTTAAGTCAATCTCATTATGTTCAAGTAAACCTTTTTCTGTAGGTACTTTAACGTTAGGTATAACACTTTCTGCCGCTAATTGATATTCTAAATCAAAATTTGAATCAGCTAATTTTAACTTATTAGGTACAGAATTAACATTTTTTTCAACTTCAATAACTAAGTCTTCTGTCAAAGCTCCTAAAAACTTATTTAATTTACCAGTATCAAAAATAGGTAACTTAACATCATCAAGCATAAAATTGTCAAACTTAACTCTACAACATCCTGATGAACTATCTCCCGCCTCTAAAGATAAAGTATTATCCTTAATTTCCCATACAACTGAATTATGGGTTTCTCCTAAATAATATTTGTTAACAAAACTTTGGACTGTATTTTTACTAATCATAACTGTAATATAATAAAACTATTTTAATTTTCCTAATAATCAAGTAAAGTTGCATATGGATTTAAATCTAATCTCCATTCAAAATCACTAAAAAAACCTTCTAACTTATTAAGCAATACATTATCAAATACCTTTCGTCTATCTACATAAGTATTTAAAAACTCTTGTATTTTATTAGGTGTATCTCCTTCTATAAATGCTAAAGAATCTATTTTATATGGATTATCTTTTAAATAAAACCATTTAATCTTATCAGCCATAGTAATTTGTTTATGGTGTTTATCTAAACCCCAAAATTTTAATAAATCATTATATTTAATAGCTGCTTTTACAGGAGCAGGAGCTCCTTTTTTAATTATAGTAAACATTTCACCTGCCCTAGGACTAACACCTATATAATTTCTAATTTTTTTAACTGATGTAGGATTACCTAAATCATAAATTGGGATTTTTCCATTTATAATATCATCTTTAAAATTTTTAACATCATCTAAAATTTCCTTTTGAGTGGCATTTTTTAATGCTTTGGAAACCATATTTTTAAAAAATTTACCCATGATTGGAGGAAAATTAGATTTCATAAATTCAAGTCCTTTAATATTTAAAGATTCTTTATCTATGCCTTCCTCTTTAGTAATCCATTGAGCATACCTTCTAGTAGCTCTATAATATGCAGCCCTAATTACACACTCAGTTTTAATATCAAATTTGCTACCTTTATTATTAGATTTAAAGGCTTCAATTCCCATGTATGTATTTAAATCTTTATTAATCTTATTTTGAGTAGCTATAGCTAATTTTTCTGTTTTAATATCCTTTTCCTTATCTGTTAAATCATCAAAATTAGGAACTAAATGCCTTAATATTTTTTCTACTCCAAAATAATTTGAATCTGTATCAATGTAAATACAGAAATTATCCCATTCGGGTTTTGCTATTTTAAGTGGTGTATCTTCTAAATGTTTCATTAAAACTTACTATCGCCTGGTATTTGGACTACTCCTGAATCTCTAGTTCCATCAGATCTTGTTCTCATGTCTCTGGATAATTCTATTTCGTATTTAATTCCATTTATTTTAAATGTTCCTCCTTGTTTTAACATTTTTCTAAAAAAGGATTCTTGTTTATCGTTCCATGAATCACTTATTAAAATTAATTCTTCCTTGGGAATATTAGAACCATTAACATAAATGGTCATGTGTTTTCTTATTGATTGTTTTTTTAAAGCCATATTAATTTCTTTTATAATCGTCTTCTAATCTAACTATATCATCTTCTCCAAAATAAGTACCTGTTTGTACTTCAATAAAAACTACCTCCTCATCAGTTTCATTCCAAGCTCTGTGTCTAGCACCTAATGGAATATGTATTGACTCACCTGGGTATCTAAATACTTTATCATCATCTAAGACTATAGTTAAATTACCTTTAACTACAACCCATTGTTCTCTTCGTTTATCATGATACTGATATGATAATCTACTATTAGGATTTACAGTAATGCGTTTTACTTTAACATTCCATGCGTCAAGTAATACTTCATATTTACCCCAAGGTCTATGTCCTATTTCACTCATAATTCTAACTTTTCTTTACCATTTAATATATTATTAAAATAATAATTAGCATGATAAGCACTAGCTTGTATTAATCTTTGTCCTGTTAATGTAATGGATTCTGCTAAAATAACATTCCCATACCTAAATCTAGGTAAAGCAGTTGCACCATACAAACTATTTAATAAAATTTTCATTGTATATTGCATTAGAAAATAATATTCACCCTTTTCTTTATCATTTGCTTTATATGCTTCCTTCATTTTATTTTTATACTCTACTCTTTCATTAAACCATCTTTCTAATACCACTGATAATAGGGATTGTTTTCTTTGAGAAAACATTACCCCATTAGCTGTGATTGATAAATTTTTTGATTCTATAAAATCTAGTATTTCACTTACTTTTAATTCCCCTTTTTCTCCATCAGGTTTTTCTAATACTAATAACTTATTAGGATCCATTTTTTTTAAATCTATAAAAGATAAGTAATTATTTCTATCATAGCTATCTACAATACGACCTTTATAAGTTTCTTTACCTATATTTAATTCCATAATTATAGAAGGGTATAGTGAAGTATAATCTAAATCAAAGACATAATCATATTTCCCAGCTTTAGGACAAAATAAATAACCCCCAGCATAATTCTTTTTTATCATTGGTTTAGTAGCTTTATTAGGTGGTATTATATTATTTTTAAATAAGTAAGCTGATATTGCTCCATCTTGTGTTAAACTATTAGAATATACTCCTTGATACCTGTGTTTTCCTTTATGGGATAAGTTTTTTACTAAATCTATATATTGAAATTTTTCATCTAGTTTAACTAATATTTCTACATCTCTAAAGTTGTATTCAATATATTTATTAATATCTTTTTTATATAAATCATCTAAATTACCTTCATAATCTACTTTACCTAGATTAACATATTTTTCTCCAATTGCATTTAATGCCCAACTCTCTTCATCTTTCCATCCAAATTTTTTATGCAATCTCATATAATCTAAAGATTCAACTCCTGCTATATCTACATAGGAACCTCTTTTAAGCCATCTAGAAGATTCAAGTTGAGATTTTACTTTATTTATTTCAGATAATTCTTTTTCTCTACCCTCTCCTAATACTCTCATTATTCTATAGTAAAGATAAGGAACATCAAAAAAATCTGAATTATATCCTATTAATATTCTAGGATTTATTTCTCTGTATATAGCTAAAAATTTATCTAATAATTCATATTCAGATTGGCATGATATGATTTCTTTGATATAACCATCTTTTTTATAAGCTGGTTTATTTTGAATTTGGGCTTGTGGATCTAAAATAAGACAGCCGTATCTTTTTTCTTGTCTATGGTACCATGCTATGGAAGTAATTTTACCCCTAGGATTTTGAATATTTTCCTCAGTTAAAGCTCCTACTATTTCACACTCAATATCAAAAAACATTTCACTATGTCCTTGAGATGGAGTATCATCATCCTTATAATGTTCTAATATAAATTTTTGAGCGGGATCAACATCCGCATAATGTAAACCTAACGTATTAGGTTCTCTTGATTTATATTTTCCTGTTCTTCTATCAAATACCTCAGTAGCTTGTCCCCATCCATTTTCTTCACTTGGCACATTGTAAACATAGTTTTTAGTTTTTATTAGCTTTTTACCATTTAAACCTGTATAGGTACCATTAGGATCTTCTACGTATGCTTCATTATCCCATTCATAGCCCTCTATTAGTCCATGTTCATCATCCCATACCCAAATTCTATAGGTATTTGTACCGTATCCTGTGCTTTCTGTCCATATAGATTGATACATTCAGCTTATATAAATTTAGATAATTCCTCTGATGTGAAAAATTGGAGTAGATCAGGTTTAAAATAATTAATTGATTTCATTACCTTTCTATCTCTAGTTCTATATACTACAAATCTTTTCCCCACCTTCTCGTAGTGACATGGCTCAGCTTGTTCTTTAGAACGGAGGGTGACAGTTTCCACGGCTTCTTCTTCAGTGCTACAAGACTTCGATATATTACTTGCTTGTACTTCTTGATATGCTGGCCATATCTTATCCTTAAGGCCGTGTAGCATAGTACCGTTCCCAAGGGAAACGTAAGTAATATCACACAAAGCATCCAAAACTTCCACGATGTCTCCGTTTTCGCAAGCTTGTCTATATTCTTCCAATT